TAAAGCCTGTGCTTCATTCATGAGGTCTGACATCTCGGATTTAATCCTTGCTTTGTCCAAGTCTGTTTCAACATTATCTATATACGTCGATAGCAATTCTGTAGTTTCTTCTACATTAATTCCATCATCGTCTACATTCTCACCAAGAAACTCCTGGAAGTTCTCGGCAATCTTGAGTTCATAGATATCTTGAGCTTGGATTCTATCGAGAAACCTCTCAAACATAAATTGATCGTTCTTTGTTTGTACAACAACCTTGACAAACTTGCGAGAACAATCTGGCGTATCAATACTATTATAATCTATATGGCCATCATTGTACAATATTTTTTTGAATAATATGTGCTTATTTCTTACGGGTGTGAGCTCGCGGGTCTCAGTGTCAAGCACGTGGAAGTACTTAGGATCACCTGCATCAGACCACGTCAATTCCATCTGATTACCGAGATAGTGAATATTATCTCTCTGAGATTTTGTATGGAAGTGGCCAGACAACACCATTTCAAATCGTTTGAATATTGCAGCATCCATTCCGGTCGTTGACTTGATACCACGCATCATATCGAATCCATTCAGTTCCAAGTGTGCACAGATGATCGGTGCAGTCGTTTCCTGTAACCACTTGATTGTCGAATGATAGTTCTCGTTATTGATCCACGGCACAAGGCCAATACTCAATCCATCGTATTCGTAGACTGATGGTTCCATGACAATCGAGATGTTGTTCATGTAATGGCCAAGCAGTTCTTTCAATGTGCAGATATTGTTTGTATTCTTATAGTAGACGTCATGGTTACCCGGAATGATATCCATCTGCATGTTGTTGTCACGCAACACGTCTAAAAATATTCTCCTGTTATGGTTAATAGCTTTCACTGAGATTTGTTTACGGTTGTCGTAATAGTCTCCGAGGTGAAGTACTTGCTTAATATCATTCTCGATACAATATGGGAAAAAGGTGTCTGTATAGAATCGAGTCTGGTTTTCTAGAAAGATATCCGATGAGTTACGAACATCACAATGCGTATCATTTAGTATTGCTATCTTCACTCAAGAAACTCCGTTAAATCTGAGTCAGCATACACCGTACGCTTTTTCTTCTGCTTCTTCTCTTCCTTTGCAAACTCTTTGACCTTCTGATCCTGATCCTTTACCTTATCGATACGTTCTCTTAATACATCAACATACGCTAAGATCTCTTGAGCTCCTTCGGCTGAAGGATCAAACCCATCAACAAAGTCTTCGATAGAAGCTCTGCTCAGGTACTTCATCTTAATGTCTTGCTGTTTCTTTTCTTTTGATATTCGTCGCAGGAAAGCATACCATGTAATCTGTGTAAAATATGCAAATGCATTCGGTTTACCAGTTCTCGTAGCAGTCTCGATATTGTAATTGTATATTGCTTTTAAACAATTCTCAACCGCATCCATTACCATCTCTTCACGATATGTGTAGCGAATAAAATTATGCTTGTGCGACAAGCCTTCAGCGATACGTAAGAAACATTGTGCAATATAGTCCGGGACTATCGGGTGTGGTTTACCTTTATCTCTTGCTTTGTTTACTTTAGTTACATAGTCGACGACTGCCTGCGAAAAATCTGCATTATTAACGTAATGCACACTTTGTTTTTTTGACATGTCAATCTCCATTTCATAACAGGTATATTATACAACGATGTACGAAAAAAGTACATACGGGTTTTTTTATCTCGAAGGGAAAAATAGTTGTGTACAAATCACAAAAATCATGTTAAAATAAGTGTACACGGCCGGGGGAAAGGAGTATACCGGTTTAATGTACTGTTCCATCATCATTTATTGTTTCACTAATAGCTCTAGAATCTGAATCGTTACTAAATGCTTCATACTCAAAGGGTTCATCTTTCATATCTTTCAGTACATCATAGTAGTGTTCAACTGCAACCTTTGCTGGTTTAGACTCTGATATGATGTGATATGAATTTAATACTTGCATACTGTCCGGATCATTATTCATAAGCATCCATGGTTTAAATGTATAGTATCTCATACTAGCAGATGTATCATCAATAGCAATAATCCGGAGCGCGCGTCGAACAACCATTGCGTCATTGTCTTCGTCATTCCACGAAACAACTTCACATATAATCTCTTCGTCGTTTGTCAACTTAAATTGTCGAATGTCTATTGTCATATCTCTACCTCGTATGTTTTATATATGAAGTTCTCTGCCTTGTACATCTTCAATCTTTCATACGAGTGCAGTAGAGCAAAATTTTGTCGCGATCCGCTTGAAATGTCGTCCGAGATATCATACAATTGAGTTGTTCTCCCGTCATCTGATTTTCGAAGACCCCTTCCGATTGATTGTAAGACGCGGATCTGTGACTTACTTGGAGAAGCAAATATAATATTGTGCAGATTACGAATATTGATACCAGTACTAAAAGTCCCCAGGCTAGCGACGATAATGGCGTCTGACTGTTTTTCAGTAATTTTCCGGATAGCCTCTCGATCTGATGTGTCAGTTGCTCCACTAACAAAGAAAACTTTTCGATCATCATCTGCCTTGTCCTCAATTAAGTCAAAGAGTATTTTACCATGTTTTTCTACATATTGAAACAGTACAAGCGTATTGCCTTTCTGCTCTAGTGCAAGATTTCGTATAAAATTATTTCGTCTTTCGTGTCTTACGATATAATCAATTTCATCTTGGTATGAGCGTTTTCCGAAATCTTCGCGATCTTTGTGTTTGAGTACGAGTCGTTTGATTTCCAGCTTTGCCAATGTGTCATTATCTTGGAGAGTTCGGGTGGTAGTGACCTTAAATACTCTGCCGAATAATCCTTGTAGTACGAGTTCATGAGTCTGTGTCCCATCTAGTGTACCTGTTGTACCAAATCGGTATGCTGCCTCCGTGCATTTGTTCATGATCGTGGTCAGTGACTTTGACTTAAATCCGTGACACTCGTCACCAATCACCATACCAAACTGCTCAAACCACGGCGCTCCTAATTTATATATGCTTTGCCACGTGGATATACATATCGCTGTATCAAAGTCTTTATCCTTGCCAGAGTAAATGCGATGCATCCCTCGCTCGCCTTGACCATAAGATTTAAAGTCATCATACATCTGCTCAACTAAGCTTGTTGTCGGCACGATAACCAATACTCGTCCACCCTTCGGATAACTTGCTCCGTGTGTTAATAACTGTAACCAATACTTAGCTAACACATATATAATGAGTGACTTTCCTGATCCTGTAGGTGAGAGTAGTACTGCCCTTCTACGTTCTAATCCCTTACATACAGCGTCAAACTGATAGTCACGTATTTCGTGCGGGAGACTAAGACTATGGATGAAGTCAATTACTTGTTTTGGATCTACAGTGAAGTTATTAGCAGTATTGTCAGGGTATCCATATTTAGTCTTTTCGGTGTCTACGGTATATCCTCGTTGGCCTGCAAACTTCTCGAGGTGCTCGATGAGGCCAGCAGGTAGAGTATTAGATCTGATATTGAATAACCGAATCTTACCGTCCCACAGTTTGTTACGAAACGCCGGCATGAATTTGTATCCAGGAACATAGAACGAGAAAAACTCATTCAGCTCCTGTGCCGTACCAAAATCGCAGTCTACTTGCAGTTCGCTATGACTCAGCTTCCAGACTCGAATTGTCTCCAAGCAATCATGTTCCTTATGGTTTGATGTCGCCATTTAATATTATCTATTATATCAGTAAGTGTGTCACGTGTAGTCTTCCAATACTCAATCAGCTCTTCCGACTTTTGAATCTCAGGATCTGAATCATAGTAGTGGTCCATTTCACCTTTCATAACTTTCAATCCGTTAAACGGATCTGGATCCCAACCTTTCTCTTCAAGTTCATCTTGAGACATCTTACCATTATAATATAGCCATTTGTCTTTAAGCAAAGACTTTTGTTTTAGTTCAGCCCTCTTCAGCTGCAGCTTGACTTCGGTAAGATATCTTAAGTATTTTGCATGTAGATTAGGTGTTTCACGGGATGTATCATCTAATTTCATACTATTAATTTTACAATCGTCCTCCCACATAGAGAGGATCTCATTCAATTCAATCATAATATTCCTTAATAATTAAACGGTGATCCGTTGAAAATCTTCAGTGATTGCACCGGTAGTACTATTTATACTCTTCAATTCAAAGTAAGAGAATCTGAAACTCGCGTTAAATGTAATGAATGTATCACCCGTTGATGTTGATTCAAACTGTATATCGCCTAGCGATGTAGGTACACAATCCTTATATTGGATATGCTTTGTTGAATTATTATGGCTTGATAGAATATGTAATACTATGTCCGCATAACTTGCTGGCACGTTAGCTGTTCTATCAAGTGTATTACGATGAGGAGTATCAAGCAATCTTCGTATCCACTTGAACATCTCAGTATATCCTTGCATATCCTCATCTAAGATAATGTTAGCTGACAGCTCATTGAATGTTAGTGTATCACCTGGAAACGGAACAGCTTGTATTTTTCTGAATGGTAATTCAGCTGCGGTCATCAACATTCCAGGATGAGTAACTGACTGACAAAAAAATTCTAGGTTAGGGTAGTTTGCACGGTCAAGTACCAACTTAAAGCTGGTCGGCTGTAGGTAATTAAAGTTCTTTGTTAAATCTGCCATAAATCTATTTATACCTAAAAAAAGGGCCACCCGAAGGTGGCCCAAAATAAGTAAAGGAGAAACATACTTATTGTTATTATAAACTTTACTTATACTTACGTGAGGATGTTATCCACACGGAAGATTCTGTAGTACTGGTTAGTCTTGACAGCAGCAAGACCATCAGCAGGAGTTGCACCAACGTATGGGTTAGAAACAATGCCGTAACGAGTCTTGAATCCAATCTTAGGCTGGAACGTATCTTCTCCGACCGCACGTACCATAGTCAATGGAACGTATGGGCAATAGAAGAGACCTGCGTCATATGGGTTAGTACCCTTATAGCCGACGTTGACATAATCCTGAGTTGAGAACGGATCGATGTAAACGCGTGTACGGCCATTCAGTACACCAGCGAATGTGTTACCAGTGTCGTCAACGTTCAAGTTAGTTGACATAGCTGGTGAGTAGTCGAGCATGCCAGAAGCAGCGAGTGCACTTGCAACATCTGAAGAACAGACGATGAAGTTACCCTTACCCCTACGAGTCTCTTTAGCGATTGTGTTAGCTTCTCTTTCGATCTGCACAATCAGACCCTTGAACTTCTCAACTGACCAACGACCATCGGCGTCTGTAGACAGGTTAAAAATACCGTTAATAGCAGTATTAGCCTGAAGAGCACCAGTCTTAGCTTGTGAGTTGATAGTACGAACAACTTCACGGTTGATTTCAGCAAGAATCTCTGTAGACAGAATATTTGCAAGTTCTGTCTCAGCGTCAAGACCATGAATCGCTTTCAAGTCTTGAGCGAGTTCTAAGCTGTACTCAGCCTTGAGCGCACGTGACTTAGCTGTAACAGTAGCTTTCTCGATGGTGAAGCCCATTTGCTGGAAAGCAGATCCACCAGATGAACCCAATGCTTCCGCATCACCAGTAGGCATTGCCGCACCAGAAGTACCATTTGCAGGATCTGTACGCTCATCATCGATAGTGCCGGCACCAGTAGCTGAAGAGTCGTTCAAACCTGAACTTGAAGAGCTCTGAGTGTAAGAAGAATCACCAGAAAATCCACTGATTGCTTCGTTAAACAATGCTTCATCACCAGAAGTTGCGCCAGCTGAAGTTGACTCGTAGGTTGACTTCATAGCGAAGATCAAACCAGTAGGACCAGTCATTGGCTGAACACCACAGATGTCATAAGCCATGAGGTTAGGCATAGCACGACGAACAAGTGCGATCAGAACAGGGTTCCAGTTAGCAGCACTAGTAGTGTTGTTAGCCGGAGCAGCTTCTGAAATGAATTGACCTTGAGCAGCTTCTTCTTGGAACGCGCGCTCTTGGTTCTCTAAGATTGCAGCCGTAACAGCTTTACGGTGCGAATCTTTGATCTCACCAGCGGCCTCATTGTCGAGGACTGGGGACCATTTTTCGATCAAACGATCATATGAT